CTCTTTTGATATCTAGCCAATTGATAAAAACCCTCCCCAATTTATGATCCAATTTTTAAGTTTCTTGCCCCTTCTGATCAACTAATCAAATTCTATATTGCTTCTCCCACCTTCCTTTTTCATCAACTTGGCAAACTCAGAGAAGTCTCTCTGTGTTTCCAGTCTTGAGTTTATCAGTGCAATACATTTCTTCTTAAAGTTTTCTGTCATAACATTCCATGGTGGTATATCCGTACTTGGCAAGCTGTTAACAAATTCTCGAAACATAACCCAATTTATATCTCTGGTTATGGGGTTTTCCATAAAGCACTTCGGAACATCAAAGGAATGATACATGTGATCCATACCATTCTTTATTAAGCAAATGTGGATACACTTATCGATGACTGTAGACCACTCATTTGTTTTTAGTAATTTGATTAGCGATACAATTGCTTCTAAGCATCCTAAATTCTCTGGCGATATAAAGCCATTGCTACTGAATGTGAAAGCTTCTTCAAACACTTTTGTCTCTCTTTCTATTAGCAATTTAACTGCATTTCTGTATGTCATATGTTTTTCACCTCTCTTTGAATAATAAATATTGAAAATTGGTGTTGAGTGTATAGCCTCACCCTCAGTAAAGTTCATAGGGTCATCAGATAAGAATTCTAGGCCGTCATTTATGTTGTCAGACCCCTCACAACAAATCAATTTGGAAAAAGATATCAAATTACTATTCCTAATATTGTCATAATTGAGATTTAGCAAGTCTTGGGACTTCATTAATTCTGTTAAATCAAGAAGCCCAGTTTTAATTGGAGGACCGTCAAATGAAACCATTTTGCTAAAGTGTGCCTTTTTAATTGTTGCAAACTCTTCAAGTCCTACCTTGATCCTAGATAAGGAAAAGACATCATTGTTTAAGTAATCTAAAGATCTTATCAAGATTCTCTGATCTCCATCAACTTCTGCAACGTTAACTATGCACACTGGGGTTATCTCATTATATATTCTGGTTTTTATTGCCATATGCTCTTCATTGCGTCTTGTGATAGATTCATGGGAATGTATCTGATACACAAATTGGTGGCGATCTTTTTTTCTAAAGGTAATATAGTAATTGCCAGGATATGTCTGGATCCTGGACATATTTTCAAATTTTAAACCATGGCGTGAACTCAACAACTTCCTGCCGCTTATAGTAATATTTTCAGGGGTCTTTCTAGTTAGGCATAGTTCTGCATATGTTAGTTTATTGTCTTCTCCTATAATTGTGATGGATCTATTATAGCCGGTTATTGTTAAATTTATTGCTCCCATATCTAAATGGCGAGATGTTTGCCAATCATTCCAAGTCACTCTTTCATGGCTTTTCATAGCGTCATATTTGTCTAAGTCTGACTGCTTCAAGTCACCAGTTCTAAATAGCAAAGGGATAAAATCGGTTCGATTATGTCCATTCTTTATTATGTCGTAAAGTTTAGCAACTTTTACATCTTTATAACTGAACTCGTCTAATATCAATTGTAGAAAGGCAGATCTGGAAGATGAGTCTATGAATGAGTCTGCAAAGTGTGTTATCAATTTAAAACATTCAAATGCTATGTTTTGTTCACTTGTCGCATTGTGTTGCATTATTGCCTTGTGACCTCCAGACAATATCTGCTTTAGATAATGCACTGTGTACCATTCTTTATCTTTTATCAAGTTTCCTTGCATAAGTGAACAAAAGTCTGTGGTTGTATAGGACTTTGCTGGGAGAATAAAAACCTTTATCTTATGTTCTGTCGATTTCACATACTCATAGCATACTTGGTAAAACCTGGTCATCTCCTTTAGTTCAAAGACTATATCTCTCTGGCCTTTTTCTGCTTCATTTAATGCAATCCTAATTTTCATCTTTTCTTCTAATCCTGTGTTCTCAACAAATTCTTTAAGGTGAACTAGATCCCTAGCCATTTCAGTTGGATCAGCACCCTGAACATCAGGGTTGTTCTTGCTATAAGCTCTTAAAACTAGTGCTGGGGAATGATGAATTAATTTCAAGTTCCTAAACTCTGGCATAGTTGAACAGGACATACCCATCCTCTTCTGTGGACTTCCATATATAGATAATATATGTGTATTTGCTATGGTTATCATCATCGGATCATTCAATATTATATATGAATAGATTACCTGGATATCATCATTGGTTAATTCTAAACTAGACAAATCTCTCATCAATAGCCTATAAGCCTCAATGAATGTCACTTTTCCCAATATATCTGGTTCTTTCTCTAATGCTCTGCTATCATGCAAATTTATATACTTGTCCCTTATGCCTGAGAAGTCTATTACAGGCTTGTGGGAGAATAAAATTTGCTCAATAAATAGTTGTGCAGGGTTTTGTATTGACAAGCTCTCTTTAAACCTTTTAGAATTGTATCTGAAGATGACAGATTCCATGTAGTCTCTCATATCTTCACCCTTTGTGACCAAGAGTTCAGGTTTCTCAAGTAAATAGGTGAACAGCTCTAGCATGCCGCCAGGGGAAGACAGTCTGTCCTGGTATTTGCCAAATGAATATAGTTTCCTTAAGCTACCCGCTGTTGTGAATTTTCTAGGTGTGAGTATTGACCTTCCCCTCATGTCACTCGTTTCACCCATGATATCACTTGGATCCATTTCAGCATCTAGAACTAGGTACCTAAGGATCTTAAGTCTAAATATCTCATTGTCGGTTAAATCTTCAACTTTCCAATTCTTGACTTCTGCTATTTGATTGACAACTGACTCCCTTTTCTGCATAACTGGAGTGTACTTATTTAATAGCTTGATTAAAAAATATAGATTTCCAGACTCTAATCCAACTGTACTTATCATAGAAAGTGGTGCATCTAAAACACCATTTAGTTCTATAGGTATATCCTTCCTGTTCTCAGCTGGGAAGTAATCAAGCGGATCATTAGATTGGCCCGGCAACATGTTATAGGTCAAAGCTGTCATCCAATGGCTTATAGCTATAGACACCCATGCCAAGCTAGGTGGGCACCCATGCTTTATAGCTGTTTGTGCTGAAGATATTCTACTGGCTAAGTCCTCGTAAGGCCCTATATAGGCACAATCTCCTACAGATGTCAATAAAAATCTGCCATATATTGAAAATGGCTCCCCATATAGGTTGAACAATGAGACAAATTCCTTTATGCAATTGGTCACATATGTCTTTTTCATATTTGCTTGGCAGCCAAATGTCAAGCATGCTTTTTCAAATTCACCCATTGCAAAATGTATGATCTTATCATTTTCCAACTTATCTTGTATTATCGTTATTGATGTTTGATTATCATCAGAATGGACTAGCGAGTTCACTAGAACAGATCCATCTAGCAATGTCACTGCCTCTTTTAAGATCTCTTTATATACAGACATTGCACAACTATGGACATAGCTCGATGTATAATTAAAGTTTCCCTGGAGCCAATTCCTTTTAATTGGTACTGTGTTAGAATTAAGTTGATTGGTCATAGTTGTGATAATATCATTTTGATATACAACTTTTTGATCCAACAGGTTGAAGAGTAGTTCATCTGGCAGGATCAATTCTTTTTCCATATAATTGCACATGAAATATAATATTCTCTCTTTTTCTTGTGGGTAAAGAATAGGATCTAAAGCTATAAGCCAAAAGTATTTATAGAAGACATCTTGTGCACTCCATTTCGACATGTCTGCATTGATTTCCATTTTCAAACCCTTTGCTTTGCTAATCGAAAGCTTCTCTATCTTCTCTAAGTTGGCTTCATATCCCTCCGCAGCCAAGGCTTCAATTGCTTCATCTATCTCTCTGTTTTTTTGCCTTGTAGTTTCCACCAAGAATCTAATTTCTTGCTCAGATTTTTGCTCTAATACCTTGAGCTTACCATCTCCTGGCTCAGATATCATTTCATCCGGATTCAATTTGCATCTCTCCTTAGCAATTCTCTCAACAGCATACATACACATTTTAGCTTCATATTCTCCAACAAATATTTCCCTATCTTTTGATGTCTTTTGCCCTTTGTTGAAGAATGTGAAGTAAAACTTTTTGTGATTAACCATTGTGTCCATTATTTGCTCTATGACAGGCTTGTCAGTTAAAACTTCTTTATCTAGTAGCTCGTATAGCCTATCAAAAACCTTGGTCGAAATATAATCAGTGTAATTTGGCATAGCCTCCCTTAGCATCCCATAGTTGCAATGCCCAACTTCAAGGGATACTTGCTCATCAGCAACAAACATGGGATTTGCCAATCTTCTCTTGCGGCTTTCTGTTTCTAGAATCTTCTTTTGCTTAACCGACTGCATTTCTTTTTCTTTCCTGAAATCGCCTATTTTAAGGCACGACTTTGAGCTCGTGAATGTAGAGATAGTTGTTATTGACCTCCTAAAGTTATTCCTATTTTCGATTCGATTGCGAAGATGATTATGCCTGGAAGTATCTGCAAGTAGATTTTTACACAGGGAGTGAAGTAGTATCTTGAGGTTAACTGTCTGTTTAGTACAATTTGTCGACCATATCTCTTTTATATTCTCCCTTTGCTCGCATTCTATCTCCAATATCGTCTTGGCTAAGTCTATCATTACATGGTGCTTCTCATGAAGTCCTTTGGCATTAAAATAAAATGGCAGGTATATCTGTGTTAAATATTCTTTTAATGTTACACTCCCAGGAAACCATATACTTGTCAACTCCCGGTTGTCTTTAATGCCTTTCTGAGTTATATCATAATCTGATAAGTATATATCTCTAAGCTGAACATGCTGTCTTTGGTCATAAGCATCAAAGCAAGCATTCTTAATTAGTCTAGTCATATAAACACTAAATAATGTTTTAGTATATGGAGAGAATTTCTCTGCTATGTAATCTTTAACATTACTAGAAATGGCTAAGGAATTCATAATCATGTATCGTGCGGGTTCTGTTAAAGATAAGACGCTTTTTGTTATTGATAAGCTGGTGAATATAGAGAAATTCATAACATCATTCATTGCCAAAGTAGGATTATCATGTTTGAATAGCAAGCATGTTGTTAAGAACAAGCCAGGTGATGACACTATACGTTGGCATCTCTCTTTATCTAGTCTTATTGCTCTAGATATAGATATGTAACCATTCATACATTTAAATGTGCCGTGGAGACAGCCTGGATTGAATATATTGTCTTCTTCTTTGTGTAAGACAATAATGCTATAAACAACTGTTGCTTTCTTTGTCTTGATATCTGCTGAAGGGAATACAATAGCAAAGACATTATTGTTGGCACACATGGCAATCCTGAAGGTGTTATGCCTATTGTATTGGGATACTGATAATATATTTTTCATTAAAGTTGAAAAGTCAGAAATACATTGCCAGTATCTAGTCTCGAATATTTTATGCATATTTTCATAAGTTTCTTTATTTGCATCTTTTATCCTAGATCCAAATTCGTTCAGTATGAAGTTGTCTGGTTTTAACCCACTGTCTTTGGACAATATCCTTTTGCTTTGTTCCATCATAGTTAAGCTTGCTAAGTACATATTTGCATCATCAAAATCTAATATTTTTGGCTTAGATGTGTCTATATCTTCTAGCATTTTGTTTTTGAATTGCTTGTGCTTCCCTATACCACAAAAGTTCTTAAACAATTTTAATTTTTCATTTTTATCTATCAAGTCGTTATTCACCATGAATTGCTGTTCCCACAGCACAAGGGCATTATTTATTTGCTTTGGTTCAAGTTTTTTATTCATTATCTGTTTCCAAGATGATCTTGCCTTATTTTTTAGAGAAACACAGAATTCTTCATACTCACTTGCTTTATCACCTATATCCATCATTTTTCCTAGTGATTTAAAAGCTTCTGTGTAAGTTGACAAGCCCTTTATGCTCTGTAACGATTTTGATAATAGTATAAGTTTGAAAGTCGCATTATTACTGTTCCCCGGGTTATGGGCTCCCCATATGAAGTGTATACTAGGCTTCTGATCATGCAGAGATTTAGAAATCTCCCTTTGCTCTTGAACCCTCTCGACCATCAATGTCCATCCATCACTAATTTCATTTTTGTTCGGTTGCTTATAAAATCCGGTAGCTAAGAAAATATTTTTTGCAGATTTTGATATATAATCTGAATAATCTTTTTTTGTGTATTCCCTCACTTTTACTAGATTTGTATTCCACCTTTCTGATTCATAGGCATTGAATCTAACTGAATCTTCAAAGAGTCTGCGCTCAGGTACAGGCATACTCATCTTAAATTCCTTATATATTGGATGTTTCCAAAACTCTGCACATCCTGTCTTGCACCAAGGTGCAGTGAGAGTAAAGTCACCATGTGCCACTTTTAGAAGGAATTCTTCATCGTCACCGAATTTCTCGTAAAGTAGTTTCTTTAGATCAAAGAATTGATTAAAATTTATATCAACTACCAATGTAGGATATATTTCTTTAAATCTATCGGAACTAATATGCAGGTCCCTGCTTACAGGATCTATACGGATAATAACTATCTCTATCGGAATATTTAGTCTTGCAGATATATCTCTAGTTAATTCGTAGTACTTGTCATATGTTATTACGCTACTCTCATTTGAGACTGAAACCTTATAATCGATGATATAAAGTATGTTGTTTATGTATAAGTAGTTGTCTGGAGTAATATGCGGTGCATCTATAGTTAGTGGATCTATTTCTGGTCTTATATCTAATATTATATCTATAAAGGGTACATCATTTCTATATTCTATATTCAGTGACTTGCATAATTCCTTTCCGAAGAAGTCATGTCTGGCCATTAATAGATCGACATCTATATCTTTGGCAACACATGCATCTCTTGCAGCATTAATCCTAGCTAGGAATTGTTGGTATTCTTGATGGTCCATTACTCATAT